TAGTCGACCACCGACATCACCCGGAACACGGGGTGACTGACGAAAAATGGTGCTGTGTTGACCGAATCTAGGAGAGCCTCTGCTGCTTCCACGTCCTGTCGAGTAAGATCATATCTTCCCTCAATGAAGTCCAAGACTTCATCACGCACCACTGTCGTATGGCCCGCCGAATCAGTGCGGCGCCATCGACGTATCGTCTTAACTCTCTCTATCAAAGCGTCCGTGACTTCTTCATCTGCAGTCACTCTCATGATCGCTCGCTTATACGCGGCCATGATTGGCATGTTGTCAGGAATCTTCACTGACAATGCCGACGCCCTCAAAATGCGCAAGGCCGCCCGTTGAGGAGTAACAAACGATTTTTGTTCTCCTTCATTCCGGGCCATCGCAGACGGGTCAGTTAAAAACTTCCCCCACTTGGCACAATTGGGTATAGGATACCACCCAATTTGCCCCAGTGTTGAATGAAAGAAGGTTCCTTTAAGGAAAGTCGCTCCTTTCAATGACGGCCAGGTCTTAATTTTCGATATTAAACCTAGCCCCTCAAGAGTATCAACAAGCGGGGTAGAAGCCCGAATGTATCTCTTGACTGCGAACGCAAACGCCATTGCCACCACAGCACTCGTCCCTAGAGTGGTAATTTGGCTTCCCGTATCCATCATCATAGGTAAATCGGTCACCTTGATGCGGATAGAATGCTTTGTCGAAGCATAAACGACAGGTTTCTTTTTCGCCAACATGAGCTCCGCCCAGAGCTCCATCGGCAAACCCGTCCGTTCGAAAAACCATGGCAGGAAGGCCATATGTGGCCCATCCCCCAAAGTTTGATCACACTGCGATAGATCAGATTCGACGAAAAACGTACTCGTCGGAGTAACTATTTTCAAAATCGTATCGTCACCCGCAAACGCAATCACGGTTTCTTGACTCTCTTGTAAAACCTGAGCCAAGCGATTCAATGCATCGGGAGAGCTCCCAGACGCGAACACCAGTCGCATCGGAACTCCGTCGAATATATGTACATTATCGACATCCCAATGTTTATGCATCATTTCCGCAATCCGTTCGACAGTTGGCCCCATCAAGGGCCCCATCTTAGGATCAAACACCACAATAATCCGCGGTTTGAGGGAGAGTCCATCTGACATCTCCTTCAATCTCAACACTTCATCCGACTTAGGCATGAATTTGAGTTTCCGGTGTGGTTCTCCAATCTCCAAGCGTTTAATCGCTGAGATGAAAACCGCCCGTTTCTGCGGATCCATCTTTCGGGCAAAGTCCATCAACGACTGTGGAGGACTTAAACCTTTAAGTGGGACGAGGTTCGTTGCCGGAAGGTACATCATCGCCACCTGCCAGTTCAACAGAAACCTCTTCTGTGCATCACCTTGCCATTTCTTCCGCTGCGCGAGAGTTGCAGCACCCATTCCGGATTTGTACGGATCACTCATCGTCCGTAACATTATGGCAACTAGAGCACTACGAGGACCTTTGGAGGGACGATACGGCAAACCATTATTTGCACCCATAACATAAACCGGATCGGGATTAGCGATCGGGAATATCTCCAAAGCTTCTGTCGCAGTCAGCTCAATAGCTCCACTAGTGATTACCAGGCTCCCTCTTTGCTCCTGCCAAGGGGGGACAACCCGCGTTTTGGGTTCAATAGACGGAAGTACCTCCACACCCGAAAGGTACTCCACGCCCGAAGGAATCAGAGACAGATCTTCCTCCGCGACGTATGCACGCCTAAAAACCCGGAATACCCCTTCCTGTCTCACAGGTCGGGTTTTCTTCCATAACCACCACAATCCGAACATGGCGCATAACAACTTTACCGGAAACCAACCTTTCAAGTCGCGAATCGATAATGTTGCTAGCGTGTTCCACTTGGCGTGTTCCAACACCGCCAAGCCAAATACCACAAAACCCACCGGCCACGTCGGTGCTAGTTTAAGGTACGATGGTGCCAATATTGGGAATGACTTGTGCAACGCCATCAGTATCATGTGCCCTCCAAAAACCGCCACGCGCGGAAATATGGGCGCCCCTGACCCGACAACATATGCCACACCTTCCAATCCCCAAATCACCACATTAACCCACGGGGGAAACAATCTCTTAACCCCTTCTTCCACGAACATGTGCGGATCGTGCGAAAAATAGTTAAAGATCGACGTAATCGGCATCTTTGACATCATAACCATAGCCGGATTGATCTTCGTGAGATCAACACCGTCAGGCATGTCGTCAGGTAGTAACTTAATACAACTTGCAGGGGTCCAAGCTCTGATATACGAATCAATAAGCCCAGGTTGTACCGCTTCGACGAGACTCTTGCCATTCTCATCCTTGGGAAACCCCTCAATTGTAACTCCAAACTTACGGGCGTGTTCGTATGCCGCATCAATCCGAACACCCAGCAAGCGAGCCAAGTAACCACCGCCGTTTTCCGTCGCAGACCAGAACAAACTGAACCAGCCTCGTTTCTTCAGCCACCAAATGCTCATGACACACATAAGCATTAACACCCATCTCCGTGTTGACATCACGGGGGGTGACAACATCGAGCGACTCGCAACTAGATCTGCTTCTCCAGCTGCCCCTTCTCGACGCCAGGTTACCAGTTGCTCTCCAACCATGTCCCTGCCATTGTGCAATACCGCAAATGATGTTTCCCTCTGGATCGTTGCCCATTCACCAGGAAAGCGTTTCTTCAACGCTGACATCATTGTATCCTTCGAAAACTCGGCCGTGACTTGCGCCAAGACCGCGTCCAAGGTCGCCCCATGGGGGACGCGTGTAACAGCCGCTAGATTTAGGGCTGAAAACGTAGGTATATGCACACGCATGACATTAGTTACAACTTGGCACCAACTTGGTAGCCACGCACTCATCTTACTTAAGACCGGGGCCATGACAGATCGCCACCCTGTAGTTTCAAGGGTCATATTGTCGACACATGGCACGTGTGTCGGCAAGCGAGTGTCAAATTGG